CTATGTCGCGTCGATCGCGAACAGTGCGCGTTCCGCAGCCGCCATTTCCGCTCCCTCGTCGAGCGCCGGAAAGAGGTGTCCATAGGTGTCAAACGTGACCTGAATGGAGCTGTGGCCCATGCGGGTCTGGACAGCTTTAGCGGCCAGTTCCAAACCACCATCTGCTTTCCGGTTGATGCACCAACTCGCGTACCAGTGCCGTAAGGCGTGAAAGCCGGAATACTTCGCCGCCAGGATCGGCTTCCCTTCTTTGTCGAATTCCTCTGTGGTGACGGTGACGCCCGCGGCGACCTCGATCGGCCATAGACCACGCTTGAGCATATTCTGGTGGTTCTCGATGTTCCCGGCCGTGTTGGGGAATACAAGACCGGCCTCGCTCTTCGGGCAAGCCAGCTTCCATTCCTTCAGCGTGTTGACGGCGATCGGGGGCAGAGGGACTGTCCGCTGTCCGGCCTCGCTCTTTGGCATCCCGACATCGCCATAGCGGTCGGCCCGCTGCCTGACATGCAGGACGCATTTCTTCAGGTCGACGTCTTCCCATCGGAGCCCGCGGGCCTCGCTGGACCGGATGCCAGTGAAGATCATCGTCACGATCAGAGGGCGATATCGGCCCGTGGCAGCGTCGAGGATTGTCCGGATCTCGGCATTCGTCGGAATGTCCACACCGACCCTCAGCTTCGCCTTGGCGCGCTTCTCTGAGACTTTCGTGCCAGAGCGAGCCTTAGATAACTCATGCACGGCATTGCGCACCACAAGGCCGCGTCCCTGGGCATCTGCGAGAATGCTTCCAAGGCTGACCGTTATGCGCTTTACCATCGCAGCCGATCGACCTTTCTCCCGCAAGTCGTCCTGAAGTGAGCGTACCCACGGCGCCGTCACTTTCGTCAGCTTCACTGCCCCAGCTAGGGGCACGATGTGAAGGTTGAGGTGTTGCCGGCGTTGATCCATCGTCGTGCGCTCCAGTCCAGCCGCATCGCCCGATTTGAGCCAGAGCTTACCGGCCTCTTCGAGAGTGATGGTGGCACTATCAGCGACGTGAACGCCTTCTCTCACCTCGACAGACGCCGTGGCGGCGAACTGATCAGCCTGTTTCTTGAGTTTGAAGGTCTTGAGACGTCGCTTGCCGTTACCGTCCACGTAGTCGACGATCCAGGCCGATTTCTCTACACCTTTTTCGGTGGTCCATTCACGCCTGCGCACGCTCATGAGCTCTTGCCAGTCTCTGGTGGGGAAAACTCGACCATGCGTCTTGCATCCCCTTCGCGAATCCAAACCTTCGGTTTCTCCTCGCCCCGCGCAATTCGATCAAGGCTCATCTGAACTAAGCCGTTAATCAGTCCGTCGATGACTGGGCGAAAGGGAATATCCCATTGCTCGCACATCTTCGAGAGGTCGGCCAAGACCTCCGGCTCAAGCCTCACTATCGGCGACTGGCGATCCTCGGATACTGACTTCCACAGCTCATCGTTCGCAGCCGACAGTCGCCCGATGACCGACAGAAATTTGTTGCTGCGAGTCACATCCCCTGACTTTGAGTGAGCTTGTATGTCACGGAGTAGCGCAAGCGTGTGGTCGATCTCATCGACCAACTCTTCAACGCTTGGTTCCTCGGGGAAGTATTCACGAAGAACGTCCAAGATTTCAGAATTCATCGATCGGCCGCTCTCTTCTGCGGCCCGCTTAATCTGATCGCGCATCCCAGGCGGAAGCCGTAGTGGAAACTGATCTGAGCCTCTGCCAGGCTTACTCATAACTATCCCCCGATTGAATAAATCACGGTAATTTCTTCCCGCCAGACTTGCAATAAAATCACGGTGATTTACATTACGGTGATGTCACTAACAAGAGGCAACACGAAATGTCAGAAACCGCGAAAATCGAGCTTGTATGGGGCGCTGAATCCATCGCCGAGATTATCGGACGAACTCCCCGCGTAACCTTCCATCTTTTGACGACCGGGGCGCTTCCCGCAAAGAAGGTCGGAGGCCGATGGGTCGCGGAGCGGGGAAAGCTCCTGAGCTTCTTCATGGAGCCGGCGGCATGAGCCGAAATAGAAAAGCAGCATGGGTTGAGTTTGGCGACCGCACCCACGCTGCTCGATCAGTCAACATCTACACAGGAGTGCTCATTGACAATTTCAGTAGATAACACCCGGGCCATTGATGTCCAGAACGGCGCAGTTGCAAAGGCCCGTAAACGTCTGTTGCTTCGCGCGAAAATCGTGGAAAACGGCGAAGCTGGTCAACCGATCACGGTTGTGGGCAGAGATGCCTGGTGCTTGAAGGAACTCCTTGCGGCCGGCCAGCGGGGGATCACTTCCCTCCAAAACCCCGCGCCCCGCCTGGGACACTATATTTGGAAACTCCGCCGCTTTGGTTTCGCGATCGAGACGACTCATGAAAACCATGCTGGAGACTATCCAGGCCATCACGCTCGCTACCGACTTCACTCAGAAGTAGTCCTTTCCGAGTCCGAGGTGGCCTGATGGAAAACATCGTCGCTGAAAAGGTGAAGGCCGCTGCAAGGTGGCTCTCCGAACAAACCCCAGTGCCTCCGCACGTCATCAGCATCCTGAAGACGAAATTCGAAATAACCGCTGTGCAAGCCGCCCAAGCTTGCACCATGGCTAACCAATATCGCTCCAACGGAAGGCACTCGGGTGAACAAAACTCCGGCTAAAGGTCAGAAAACACAAGCCCTCTACGCTCTTCTCTGGATGCCGAAGCTGTCGACGGCTGCTAGATCTGTCGGTGGATGGCTCGTATGGCACGCAAACGCCTCTACTGGCAGGTGCGACCCCGGGCAAGCGAGACTGCAGAAAGAGACGGGCTTCTGCCGTAGGACTATCCAGACTGCGGTCAAAGAACTCATGGTTTCAGGCATTGTCTCTAGGAAAATGCGCGAAAATCAGAGCTGCACATACCAGATTCATTGGGAGAGACTGAGCGCTGTGGTCACCGACTATGAAGAGCGGGCCAAAAGCGGTGAAGAAGTCATAACGCCAGATGAACGTCGCAGGGGTGCAGAAAAATGCGCCCCCCTGGCGCAAGAAACTGCGCCTACACTGGCGCAGGAAACTGCACCCAAACTCTCTGAAGAGAACCCTCGGAAGGAACACGTGTTCCGGGTCGGCACCATTTCCGATGAATCGGAAGCTGGTGCGCACACTTATCGCTATCGCTCCGAAGAAGGAAAGCATGGTTCTGGCTTCGATGTGGATGCTTTGGCAAATGCGCTAATCCATCCAGACGACATGATCGCCATCAAAATGCTCGGCGTTCAAGAAGACCACGGCTTCTTGGCCATTCTCGACAGAGAGGTCAGAGCTGGGAGGCTTTTCGGTCGCCAGCTTGCGGACCGTCTATATGACCGTCTCGAAGCCCTTTGCGACAACGACGAGGCGACTCATGGTGATCCGGGAGTTGGCCGCGCGTACCGTCTCTTACAAACCGAGTTCTGCCGTGAGGAAGCTGCATGACGCTGATCATTCCTTTCCCTTCGAGGATGAGGACCGGGCACGCCCGCAAAGTCGCCACGCAATTGGCGAAGGCACGCTCCAACCGAGAAGCCGACCACATTCTGTCTCGGGCGATCCGTTCCTACGTTCTCCAAATGCAGTCAATCGGCATCGTCGATCAGGAGATAAAAAGGCAGCGAATTGAGTTTCTAACGACAATCCACCTCGAATGCCAGACGGTCGGCGCCGGGTGGCTTCCTAATATCTCTTCTCTTGATCTCGGCGAATCCGGAGGTGCCGCATGACGATAGCTGAACGCAAAGCGCGCGAAGCGCATGACCGCGAGAACCCGTGGCGGCCGATGAGTGAGGCCAAGGCGGACGGCCTCATTTGCAACCTGCTCTTCGATGACATGGCGGGTCATCACTCGCCTGAAGTCATGAAGTATTTCCTCGACACGGACGGCTACTGGTACCGCATCGACCCACCGGAGCGAATTTGGCGGAAGCCAATGAACTGGCGGCCTGCGTACGTTAGGATGACGCCGGAGCGTCGATTGATCGTCAAGAAAAGCTGCGGTGACTTGGATGGCTAAGTGGCAGAAGTTCAAAAAGGCGCGGTCATCCGGCAAGCGCTCCTATGAGATAGATCACAGCGCCTTCGCAGCCGGCCTCCATGTCTTCGCAGATGGTGCATGCGAGCCTAACCCCGGGCCTGGTGGCTGGGGGGTGGCTGCATTCAGAGACGGCGTGGAAATCGCGTCCGATCATGGCGGCGAAGCAGACACCACGAACAACCGAATGGAGCTGACGGGGCTCCTGAAGGGCATTGCGGCGGCGAAAGCGCTGGACGGTCCTGTCACCATCTGGTGCGACAGCATGTATTGCGTCAAAGGCACGAACGAGTGGCGCCACGGCTGGAAGAAGAACAGCTGGCAGCGCGGCGGGCCGAACGCAGATCCTAGAAATCGGATCTTGCTAAATGCCGAATTGTGGCAGGCGATTGACGAGGCGCTCCTCGGTGCTGCTCAAATCACCGTCCGCTGGTGTAAAGGCCACGCGGGCATCGCCGGGAACGAGCGCGCGGATGAATTGTCGAATATGGGGATGGCTCTCGCCTGCGAACGCGCCGCGCCAGAAAACGAGCCTGTTGACTATCTGACCGCTGAGTACCGCCAACGTTTGGCTTGAAACCCAGCCCCCAAGTACGCTTAGGAGAAAGGATCCAGCGCTTGAAGCAGACATCATCAGCAAGGAAGTCGCGCATCCCCGGCTTTGAGGGAACGAAGGTAAGCACCGTATCGGTCCGAGTGTCGTCGAACCGCGCGACGAAGCAGAGTGTTCGAGCCTTACCGGGAACGTTCGAATGGCGCTACGGCCGAGGGGGCCCCGGGATGTATCTCTACCATGCTGGATCGCACTATGCGCGGCTCTGGGAGAGGGCCGGAACCGCTTCGGCGTCGTCTCCCAATCTCAATGGAACCACTGGCGCCGGCTGGAAGGGCATTCCCGAAAAGCGTCTCGAAGCAATGGAGGAGTTGAAGGGTGCTGCGTCCGTCCTCGGAGCGCTCGTATCCGCGCGTTTGACTGCCTACTGCGCTCAAGGCCTGACAGCCAAGCAGATCGGCCTGAAGTTCGAGATTAGTGAACGGGATGTGGCACCCGTCTTGGAACAGGATCTGGTCGCATGCGCCAAATGCTTTGGGTACAAGTAATGTTTCGGAGACGAAACGAATTGACTTTCGACGCGAAACCCCGGTAGAGTCTTTGCAACGTCAGAACTGTGACCGGCCGCCGCCAATCCCCGGAAGGCGGATTTCCTATTTGCTTGGTTGGGTAGCTCTTGATCAAAAGTCCGGGTCGAGGCGGACGTAAAGCCAAGCCATGTTACAACCTTTGCGGCATGCTTCTGACGCTCCCTTTACAAGTATGCCGTAGTTTCTCCAAGGATCGACTTCATTTCCGAGTCGAGTCGATTCTTGAGGGAGACGAGCATGCATCAATACCAAGCGGACCGAATGATGAGCTGCACATCGTTCCTCGCTGTCACAATCTCGCTTCGGGCGTACGCCATCCGCCAAGGCGCCAACGTAAAAATGGAATTCGACGGCTATGCGGACGAGATTGACCCGTTGCTCGCCCATCTCGAAGAGATGGGTATGCGGTCGGCGGCTAAATCGCTGATAAGGTTGCGGACTGCGCTAGACGAAACAATCTCTGGCAAGCACGAGCATGACCTACTTAATAGATTTCAAGATTTCAAAGACCGTTTACAGGACGAACTCAGCAGCCACATGATCCTGGCACTCAGCGAGGGTGAACAGCTGCTGTTCAAAGGCGCGGAGGCAGCATTTGGCCCCGATGTAGTCGCGAAGTTTCCGTCGTTAAAGCATGATCTAGATGAAGCAGCGAAATGCTTGGCGCTAGCCCGACCGACGGCGAGCGCGTTTCATTCACTCCGATCCCTCGAAGCCGGCATTCGCGCGATTTCCCGATGCCTCAACATTCCTGACCCAACCAAGGGGGCGGATCGCAATTGGGGCCGAATGCTTCAGAAAGTGAAGCAAGAAATCGAAGCGAGATGGCCGGCCGCGGCAGATCGGTTTGCAGGGGACGGCAAGGTGTTCGAAGAACTGCACGCGGCCTTGGCTGTGATCCAGAACCCATATCGAAACGCAACTGCTCATCTCGACGCCGTGTACGACCAGCATGATGCGACACACCTTATGGAAATGACCAAGGGCCTCTTGCGACGAATCGCCAATCGCATGGACGAAGACGGTCACCCGATAGCGTGACAAACTCGGATGTTGACGGCATCTCGGTTCCCGACGATGACCCATGTAGTCGTGATCGGCTGGGCCACCCGACCGGGCAAGCGCGACCGCCCTACCGCATACACACGGTGAGCAGTCGCGGCATGAACTGCTCTATTGAGCAGGCGTCGTTGTCGACGGCTGTGTGGTGGATGGCTGAGTAGACGGCGCCGTCGTCGTAGGCTCGGTAGTCGACGGGGTCGTAGTCGATGGTGTCGTTGTTGTAGTCGACGGTGCGGTCGTAGTCGGCTCTGTCGTCGACGGTTGAGTGGTAGTGGACGGAGTTGTTGCCGGCTCAGTAGTGGTCGCCGGCGGGGTTGCCGTTTCTGTTGTCGCTTCGTTCTTTGGCATTAGAAGGACAACCAGGACAATGACCACTGCGGCAGCAACGATTGCGATTAGGGCGTTTCGGCTCATGCTTCACTCCTCTTGGATGCATCCGACTCGCGAATTCTACCACGGCATCCAGAACCGGAGATGAACAGGCTATCGGCGCTTAGCCACGGCTCTCGTGTGAGACGGGTGATCGTGCGCCAGGCTCTCCGTGCGAAAGGCAATCTTAGATGACCGATGAGCCCCGAAAGAACGGGAAGAAAACGGGGAAGGGAAACCCGCCCGTTGAGCACCAATTCAAACCCGGCAATCCCGGTCGTCCTAAAGGCGCACGCAACCGCCTTGGGGAGATGTTCATCGAGGACTTGCTCTCAGCCTGGGAGAGTAACGGCGCCGCTGCGATCCACACTGTTATCGAGAAGCGCCCGCAAGACTTCTTGAGGGTGGTCGCCTCGTTGATGCCGAAGGATCTGAATGTCAACGTCAACCAAATCGGCGAGATGACTGATGAGCAGCTTCTCGACCGGATCAGAAAGCTCGACGCCACCATCCAACCTTTCCTCGCTTCTCATGGAGAGGATGGAAATAGCGATGGAGATAGAGCGCCGACAGCGCACTAACCGGCTGCGGTTCTATCGCCCTTACAAAAAGCAAGTCGAATTTCATAAGGCCGGCGCTTCGTATCGCGAACGCCTGTTTATGGCAGGTAACCAGCTCGGCAAAACGCTATCCGGCGCGGCCGAAGCGGCGATGCATCTGACGGGGCAATATCCGGACTGGTGGCCGGGCCGGCGATGGGATGAACCCATTACCATGCTTGCCGGGTCGGAATCATACGAACTCACCCGCGACGGCGTGCAGCGCCTTCTGATCGGTCCACCTCTGAACGAAGAGGATTGGGGCACTGGCTATATTCCGAAAGCCGCAATTCTGGACACAACGCGCCGTGCTGGCGTGTCTGGCACGCTCGATAGCGTCACGGTCCGGCATGCATCGGGCGGCGCGTCAACGCTGCTGCTCAAAGGTTACGACCAGGGCCGCAGCAAGTGGCAGGCCAACACCGTTGATTTCGTCTGGTTCGACGAAGAGCCGCCCGAGGACGTCTATCTAGAGGGCATCACGCGCACCAACGCGACCGGCGGCTCAGTTGCCGTCACGTTTACGCCCCTGAAGGGCATGAGCACGGTCGTTGCGAGGTTCATCATGCCAGGTGACGATGAGGGCGCCAAATACCGCACCGTCATCACCATGACGATCGACGACGCGGAACACTACAGCCCGGAGGAACGGGCACGTATCATCGCCAGCTACCCGGCGCACGAACGCGAGGCCCGCACGAAGGGTGTTCCGTCGCTCGGATCGGGTCGCATCTTCCCGATTGCGGAAGAGAGCATCGTCGTCGATCCGTTCGAAATCCCGAAGCATTGGGTGCAGATCGGTGGCCTCGATTTCGGTTGGGATCACCCGTTCGGCGCGGCGTGCCTGGCTTGGGACCGGGACGCTGACGTCATCTATCTGACGAAGGAATATCGCGAGCGGGAAGCAACGCCACTCATTCACTCCGGGGCATTGAAGCCTTGGGGCGCCTGGCTGCCGTGGGCTTGGCCTCACGATGGCTTGCAGCATGACAAGGGGAGCGGCGAGCAGCTGGCGGCACAGTATCGAGGGCAGGGCCTCACGATGCTGCCGGAGCGCGCCACTTTCGATGATGGCACCAACGGCGTGGAGGCCGGTCTCTCGGACATGCTGCAGCGGATGCAGACGGGGCGCTTGAAGGTGTTCAGGACCTGCCCGCTCTGGCTGGAAGAGTTCCGGCTCTACCACCGCAAGGACGGCAAGGTCGTGAAAGAGCGTGACGACGTGATTTCAGCGTCTCGATACGCACTGATGATGAAGCGGTTTGCCAAGGTCAAGGCTGATGCAACCGCCTGGAAGTTCCAAGATCGGAAGGTTGTCTAATGCCGGCATTGTCGACGCAGCAGCTTGCTGCCCAGGTCTCACAGCTGGTCAAAGACTGCGAGAGTTTTCGCGATCAGCTGTCGAAAGACCGCATGACGGCCATGGAGTACTACGACGGCACCATGAAAGACGTGCCGACGGATGCGAACCGGTCGAAGGTGGTTTCGCGCGATGTCCGGTCGTCGATCAAAAAGGTGCTGCCCTCGCTCATCCGCACGATCCTCGGCAACGACAAGGTCGTCGAGTATGAGCCGGTCAACCAGGGCGACGAAGCCAGCGCAGAGCAGGCGACCGACTATATCAACTACATCGTCTTTCCGGAAAGCGCTGGATACGACGCGGTTCAGGATGCAGCACACGACGCGTTGAAGCTGCGCAATGGTGTCATTCGCTGGTGGTACGAGAAGAAGCGTAGCGTTGCGGTTTCGAGCCATACCGGGCTCGACGAGGCGTCGATGGTCCAGCTCGTGGCCGGGGACGATGTGGAGGTGCTGGAGCAAGCCCAGTCTGTCGACACGATCGACACGCCGGAAGGGCCGGCACAGGTGCCCGTCTTCGACCTGAAAATCAGGCGCACAATCGAGAAGGGATGCACTCGACTTGCGGCGGTTCCGTTGGAAGAGTTCCTGATCCACCCGGACGCGATGTCGATCGAGGACAGCCTCTGTACCGGTATCAACATGCGGATGCGCCGTTCCGACCTCGTTGCGATGGGCTACGATAGGGCCAAAATCGACGGTCTGGCTGAAGCGACCAGTGACGACGACAAGGAAGCGGAAGAGTTCACCCGTCGTCGTGACGTGGTCGACAGTAAGGACCAGATCGACAAGGCCTCTCAGGAGGTCGAATACTACGAGCTGTATGTCCGCATCGACGCCGACGACGACGGTATCGCCGAGTTGCGCCGCCTGGTGTTCGCGGGCGGTACTGCTGAGAAGAACCTTCTCGAAAATGAGGAGTGGGACGAAGCGCCATTCGCGGATCTCATCACCGAACGCCGGCCGCATCAGCGCGAGGGCAATTCGATCACCGACGACATGGCGGAAATCCAGCGCATCAAGACGGTGTTGCTGCGCCAGACGCTCGACAACCTCTATTGGCAGAACAACCAGCAGCCGATTGTCCAGGAAGGTGTGATCGAAAACCCGGAATCGGTCCTGAACCCGAAGTTCGGCCAGCCGATCCGGGTGAGCCAGGGGACCGACGTCCGCGGCGCCGTCGGCTACAACACGGTTCCCTTCGTCGCTGGCCAGTCTTTCAGCATGCTTGGGTATCTCAACCAGGAAGCAATCGACCGCACCGGAATTTCCGACGCATCGAGCGGCATGGCGCCGGATGCGCTGCAGAACATGACTGCCAAGGCCTCGGCGATGATCGAGGCCGCTGGCATCGGCCAGACCGAGCTTATGGTCCGCACGTTCGCGCAGGGCCTGAAGCGGGTGTTTCAGGGGCTGTTGCGCCTGGTCATCAAGCACCAGGACAAGCCGCGTGCGGTTCGACTGCGTGACCAGTGGGTCACCTTCGATCCTCGCCACTGGAATGCCGACATGGACGCCACCGTCAACACCGGCCTTGGCGCCGGTACGCGTGAGCGCGACATGATGATGGTGCAGATGATCCAGCAGTTGCAGGAGAAGCTGCTCGCAACGCTCGGACCGGTCAACAACCCGTATGTTTCGCCCGACAATCTCTATAACTCGATCGCGAAGACGGTCGAGGCGGCCGGCCTGAAGTCGCCTGACCTCTATTTCACCAAACCGGACCCCGCCCAGCTTGAAAAGCGCATGGCGGACGATGCTGCCAAGCCTGATCCTGAAATGCAGAAAGCCCAGATGCAGGCGCAAGCCGACGTGCAGAAGGCGCAGCTGCAAGCCGAGACCGATCGGCAGAAGCTCGCGGCCCAAACGCAGGTCGATATGGCCAGGATCAAGGCCGATAGCGAGTTGAAGAAATACCAGATCGATCAGGAAATCGCGCTGAAGCGGCAACAGAACGCCGCGCAGCTATTGACGAGCCAGACCGTCACCTCGACGCAAATCGGAGGCATGGCAGGATGAAGCCCGCAGAGAAGCAGGCCGCGGCGCGTGCGATGCTCGATAATCCGCTCTTCCATTTGATCATGGATGATCTGGAGGCATCGGCGATCAACGGTTGCATCAACGCATCGGTCACCGACGACGAGACCCGCGGCGCCTATGCGGCCGAAGCGCGGGCCATCAGGAAATTCCGCAGCAAGCTCAAGTTTCTCGCCGAGGAACAAGCCACTGCTGACGGCAAAGGCGCCCCGGCATAGGGCCCGGGCCAAACCTCAAAAGGCAGGACATCATGAACGAGAGCGTCAACCCGGCCTTCGCCGGGAACGAAACCGTTGCACCCTCGACCGACATCGACAACCCGGACAATCTGAACTTCTGGGAGCCAGGCGACGACAAGAAGCCGGCCAACTCGGAACAAGGCACGGAAGGGATCAAAGGCGAGACGGCTGAGACCATCGTGGATGGTCAAGAGGCCGGCGAGACCGCAGACAATGCCGAAGGCGACGAGCTAGCCAATGCCGAGAATGGCGAGGCAGCCAACGAAGCTGACAACCAGATCATCACCCTGAAGGGTGGCGACCAGGTGCCGTTGTCCGAGCTGAAGCTCGGGTACCTGCGGGAGCGCGACTATCGCTATAAAACTCAGGATGTCGCCAATAAGGGCCGCACTCTTGAGGGAATGACAACCCGCGTGACCAACACGGTCAAGGGTATCGCTTCCTATCTGGCAGAGCGCTTGCCGCCTGAGCCGCCGCGTCAGTTGGCGTTTCAGAACCCCGTCGAATACACGCGCCAGAAGGCGATGTACGACGAGGGTTTGGCAAACATCAACCAGATCATCGAACTTGCGAACGACTCCACCTCGGTTGCCGGCGAGCTTACTTCGTCGATGAGCGAGGAGACGCTTCAAGCCGAAAGCGAGCGACTGGCGCAGGCATTCCCGCAGACGATGCAGGAGGAGGGACGCACAGCGTTCTTCAATCAGGCATTCGATGCGGCGCGTGAGCTTGGTTTCTCCGACGCGGAACTGAAGGGCATCGTCGATCATCGTCTTTTCGGGCTGGCCTATTACGCCCGGATCGGGATGAAGGCAGAAGAGGCGAAGGGCAAGGCGCTGCAAAAGGTGACCGCAGCCCCTCCCGCCACTCCGAAGGCACGGCCGAACGGTGGGGCCAGCCAGCAAGTTCGTTCGAGCAAGGATGCGATGCAGCGGTTGTCGAAAACCGGGTCGATGCGCGACGCAATGGCGATCGACTTCGACTAAACCTCTCATCGAAGGAAAACGACCATGGCCGCTTTGGCTAACACGTTCACCACCAACCAAGCCGTCGGCAACCGCGAAGAGCTGTCCGACGTCGTTTCCCGCATCACGCCGGAAGATACCCCGATCTATTCACTGATCGAAAAGGGCTCGACGAAATCGGTTCACCCCGAATGGGAAACCGACGAGCTCGCCGCGCCGGCCGCGAACATCAAGACTGAAGGTGACGAATACACCTTCGGTGCCATCTCTCCGCCTGACCGTCTGGGCAACTACACCCAGATCCTGCGCAAGGACTGGATCATCTCGGCCACCCAGGAAGTCGTTTCCGAGGCGGGCAATGTCCAGAAGCGCAAGTACCAGAAGCTGAAGAAGGGCGTCGAGCTCCGCAAGGATGTCGAATTCGCCATCGTTGACACCAATGCTTCCGTCGGCGGTGCGACACGCGAACTCGGTTCGCTGTCGACCTGGATCGAGACCAACGTCTCGCGCGGTGCAACCGGTGCCAACGGCGGCTTTGACACTCCGACCGGTCTGACTGTGGCGCCGACGAACGGCACGCAGCGCGCGTTCACCAAGACAATCCTGGACAGCGTCATGCAGCAGGGTTTCCAGAACGGGGCGAACTTCCGTCACGTCTCTGCATCGCCCTACGTGAAAAGCGTGTTCGTCACGTTCATGTCGGACAGCAACGTGGCACCGTTCCGCTATGCCGTCTCCAAGGGCGGCGAGCGCAACACCATCGTTGCCTCGGCCGACTACTACGAAGGCCCGTTCGGCAGGGTGATGATCCACCCGAACCGCGTCCAGGCCGGCAGCGCTGGCCTTGCTCGCAACGCCTTCTTCATCGATCCGGAAATGCTGTCCTTCCTCTGGCTCCGCAAGATCCAGGAAGACAAGGACGTCGCAAAGACGGGCGATGCTGACAAGGGCGTCCTGATCGGTGAGGGCACGCTGAAGGTTCACAACGAGAAGGGCCTCGGCGTTGCCGCCGATCTCTTCGGCCTGACCGCCGCGAGCTAATCGCGTCAGTCTCATCATTGGCAGTGAAAGGGCGGGCTTCGGCTCGCCTTTTCCGTTTCAGGAGCAATGGAAATGACCGATCAGACAAAGCCGGCCGAGGCCGCAAAAGAGAAGAAAATCCCCGTCAAGCTGCTGCGCGACGTCTGGACCGACGAGGGCGAACGCCTGGTGGCCGGTGCCGAGACCGAGCTTCCGCTCACCTTCGCGAAAAAGCTCATCGATGAGCACAAGGCGAAGCGCAACGATCCGCTCCCGGGCGAATCCAAATGATCATTCGTGACGGGAGCTGGACGCTCTACGAACACGACATGATGACGGGCCGCTCGGTCTGGCATTATTTCGACGGGGAGAAAGACGTGTTCCGCGTCGACTACCCCGTCGACAATCTCATCAGCGAGAACCAGGACGTCCGCAACAGCGCCGAGAAGGCATGGCGCGGCGACTGGCACCGGGTCGCCTCGATCCCGCTGAACATCGCCCACGATAGCGGCCTCGTGCAGGCCCACAGTGAGGGTGACGACCGCTTTGTGAAGCGCTTCCTCAACAACTCCGACAATCGCGCCTGGCGGACCAAGGAAGGACATCTATGAGCGTCGAGTATGATCGCATCAGATCGCAGGTGAAGGCCATCGAGGCAACTCGGCCCAGTGCCGAGGACGCCCCTGAGGTTCACCGGGAAGCGAACGAGCGAATTACCCGCCTCATTGACCATTCCCGCATGTTCACTGCTGCCGATCGCGCGCGGAAGGTTCCCCTATGACCATCTCGGACTATGCGTCGTTGCTTGTCGATGCTGGCGAGTATTCCGGCCGCAATGACATTGCGCATCTCTTCCCGCGCTTTCTTGGCCTGGCAGAGCTGAAGCTCAACCGGGGCCTTCGCATCGCTGAAATGGAAGTCGTCGGCACGGTGTCGATCGTCAACGGCGAAGGGCCGGTGCCGCCCGATTTTCTAGAGGCGCGTGAGGTGAAGACGGCGGCCGGCCATCCGATCCGCGCCGTTGCCCTGCAGCAGCTGACGGACAGTTTTGGCGCCCGCAGCGGCATTCCGTCCGGATATGCGGTCGTCGGCGGCAACATTCGCGTGCGGCCCGTCTGCGATCAGGATTTGACCGTCACCTATTACGGCAAGATCCCGGCGCTGACGTCAGCAAACCCAACGAACTGGCTGCTCGACAAGGCGGCGGACGTCTACCTGTATTCGCTGGTTGAGGAAATCGCGATCTGGGAGCGTGACGTTGGCAAGGTAGGCGCTGCCCAACAGCTCAAGATGCTGGCTCTGTCCGGTCTGAAAATCGGCGACGAGCGGTCGCGCTGGGGCAATGCGCAGGTTGTTGTTGGAGGGCCGACGCCATGACCTTGCTCTCTGCCATCAATCAGGTCTGCGATGTCGTTTCCCTTGATCAGTTCGACAGCATCTATGGTTCGAACGATCCGAACGCGCGCACGATGGTTGCGCTCGCCCAGGAGGCAGGCGACGAAATTGCGCGCCGGGCCGACTGGCAGCAGTTGCTGAAGGAACGAGTCGCCCTGAGCTCGCCTGAGCCGTTGCCGGAGGACTACGAGCGTTTGACGCCTGGTGGCGCCGTGCGCAGTGCGGCCGGTGCATTCTACCGGCCCATCACCAACAGCTCACAATGGGCCGTAATCGTCGGCGTGGTATCCGCGCAGCCGTATTTCTTCATCAAGGGCAACCAGATCCTGTTTTCGCCGGCTGCTACCGGTGTGGGCTCGGTCATCGAATACGTGTCGAAGTTCTGGGTGCTGCATGATCCAGATGGCCCAGGCGACACGCTTGAAGCCGACGACGACACCACGCTCTTCCCGGAGCGGTTGCTCGTGAAGGGCATCCTGTGGCGATGGAAGCGGCAGAAAGGCCTGCCATTCGACGACAATCTTGCCGAGTTCGAGGCCGACCTCCTGCAGGAAATCAACGCCGATCGGGGTGCATCATGAAGATGGCGGTGAGGCCGGCCCGAGTGGGTCAAAGCAATCGCGGCTCGGTGAGTGTCGGCCAGATGCAGTCATCGCAGCCGGTGACGTTCCCTGCGCCGCGCGACGGCCTTGTTACGGCGACGGATATGGCGTCGCAAAAGCCGGGATCGGCAATCGTGCTGCGCAATTTCTTCCCGACGCTGGTCGGATGCAAGATCCGTGGAGGCTCGCAGAAACGGGCCTTGGCTGCCGACGGCGGCGATATCAAGAGCGCCTTCAAATACAAGTACGGCGTCAATGAGAAGCTGTTCGTCGCGACAGACACGGCAATCTACAATGTGAGCTCGCCGGCAGCGCCACCAACCACGACCGCGGCGGACGTTTCAGGGCTCGCGGGCGGTGACTGGTGCACTTTCCAGCATACCAACGCAGGCGTCTCGAACCTGATTTGCCTCAATGGCGCGAACGATCGGCGGATCTACAACGGTACGAGCTGGACGACGTCACCGGCCATCACCTTCGTCGACGGCACGACCATGCCGCAGCTCAATTATGGCTGGCTCTTCAAGAACCGGCAGTTCTTCCTGAAGAACGCAACGCTTGATGCCTACTATTTGCCCGTCAATGCGATGGGTGGCGCGGCTGTCGTCTTTCCGCTCGGCGGGGTGATGAAACGCGGCGGTTCGTTGCTGACTGGCTTTTCCTGGTCGCTTGAGAGCGGCGACGGCCTGTCGGACATGTGCGTGTTTGTCTCGACGGAGGGTGAGGTTGCCGTTTATGCCGGCTCGGATCCGAGTGACGCCAACAACTTCGCGCTGAAGGGCGTCTATCAACTCGGCAAGCCCCTCGGAAAGAATGCATGGATCAGGGCAGGAGCCGATATCCTCATTGCCACGAGCGATGGTCTCACCCCAATCTCCCAGGTGTTTCAGCGTGATCGGCAGGCCCTCAGCCTCGTTTCTGTCTCGCGGCCGATCGAGGACGATTGGAAGCGGGCGGCCAACGCGACGGGCGGAGGCTGGACGCTGAAGCAGTGGCCGGAGCAAAACCTCGTCTTCGTGGCCTTCCCGGAAAACACCGTCGTCACCGACACCACGTTCGTCTTGAACGTCCTGACCGGTCGATGGTCGACCATCACCAACTGGCAAGCGTTCTGCTACGAAACCTTGCAAGGCGGGCTCTTCTTCGGCTCGTTCGATGGATATGTCTGGCAGGGCGATACCAGCGGTACCGACGACGGCCTGACATTCAGCGCCACCTATCTCTCGCAGTTTGCCCCAGCAGGTCAGTTCGGGCAGCGCGCGACCGGGACCATGGCGCACATGTATTTTCGTGGGAAATCACGGCCGAAAGTGCGGTTGTTCGCAAGGGCTGACTTCGACAAGACCACTCCGAACTTTAACAGCGTGACCGAGGGCAATACGACCTCGTCCGAATGGGATGTTGGCCTCTGGGATGTCGCGGTGTGGGACGGCGTGTCGGAGTTGATGCGCTACGACTTCCGCCAGAACGTCAGGGCGACCGGCGACATGCTTGCCGTCGGGTGCGTCATCACCTCGGGCGGTGCCGTCCGGCTTGATATCGAAGTTGACCTTGCCACGCTGCAGGTCTCGGTTGGCGAGGCCAGCGCATGAACCACGTTTGGGGCGGTCCTCGGGCACCGCAAGTCAATGAGGGGCTTGCTCGATTTGTCGCAGCGCGGCTCGGTGCCGAACGTGGCTTTGGCCCATGCGCAACGCTCGGTGCGATCGACGGTGAAACCCTCATTGCCGCAGTAGTCTTCCATAACTGGCAGCCGGAGGAAGGCGTAATCGAAATGTCCGCCGCTTCGGACAGCAAGCGCTGGCTCACCCGCCCGATGATCAATGCCATGTTCAACTTCTGCTTCGAGGAATGCGGCTGTCAGCTTGTCGTTCTTCGCGTGTCCGAGCGCAATTTCGGAATGCTCGATATCGCCCGACACTTTGGGTTCTCCGAGACTCGCATAGATCGCCTGCGCGGCCGCGATGAGGCGGAAATCATCTTCACCTTCACCGATGACGCATGGAACGCTCATCGCGCAAACAAGAGGAGGGCCTAATGGGCAAGAAGGGTCCGAAGGCGCCAGATCCGAAGGAAACTGCGTCCGCACAGACGTCGACGAACATCGGCACGGCGATCGCCAACGGCTATCTCGGCAACGTCAACCAGGTCACGCCCGACGGCAACCTGACCTATTCGCAGAGCGGCACCAACAAGTGGACGGACCCGATGAGCGGCGCCGTCTACGATCTGCCGACGTGGACGGCCACACAGACGCTGTCGCCTGGGCAGCAGGCCATCAAGACGCAGAACGACGCGGCAGAACTCAATCTGTCGAAGCTCGCGAATTCACAGTCGGGACGCTTGCAGGATCTGCTTGGCAAGCCGTTCAATCTGAGCGGCGCGCCGGCTGCGGGCGACCCCTCCAAGGTCGGGCTGCCGCAGTATGCGCAGTATGGATCGGGTCCGAACCTGCAAACCAGCCTCGGCAATGCCGGCAACGTTCAGGGCACGATTGCGAACGCAGGTAACATCCAGAAGGGTGTCGCCGACGCCGGCACGATCCAGACGTCGTTGGGGAATGCAGGCGACATCACCAAGACGTACGACTACAGCGCCGACACCTCCCGCTATGAAAATGCGCTGATGGAGCGGATGAACCCGCAGCTGGCGCAGAGCCGATCCGCGCTTGAAACGCAGCTGGCGAACCAAGGTCTGCAACCCGGTTCCGAGGCCTATAACCGTGCGGTAGATTCTGCGACGCGGCAGGAGAATGACGCTCGCTTTGGCGCGATCCTCAATGCCGGTCAGGAACAATCTCGTCTCGCCGGCCTCGCGCGTGATCAAGCCGGCTTCCAGAACAGCGCGCAGCAGCAGGCCTATAACCAGATGCTGTCGAGTGGCCAGTTCGCAAACACCGCACAGCAGCAGCAGTATGGGCAGAACGCGAACAACATGCAGCTCGGCAATGCTGCCCAGCAGCAGCAGTTTGGCCAGAACCAGGCACAGCAGCAGGCGAACAACACCGCCCAGCAACAGAAGTTCGAGCAGGGCTTGGCCTCGGCAACGTTCGGGAACTCCGCCAATCAGCAGATGTACCAGAACAGCCAGTCCCAGACCGCGGCGAACAACGCGCTCAAAGACCAGACGTTCAATGCCCAGCAGGCGCAGCTTGCTGCTCAGAACCAGGCGCGTGCGCAGTATCTCAACGAGCAATACGCGCTGCGCAACCAGCCGATCAACGAAATCGTCAGCCTCATGTCGGGTGCTCAAGTGAACAACCCGAATTTCGTTCCGACGCAAGGTCAGAGCATCCCGAACATCGACTATGCCGGCATGGTCCAGCAGGACTATGCGAACAAGGTCGGCGCCTACAATCAGAAACAGGCGGGCATCGGCTCGATCCTTGGCGGTCTCGCCGGCTTCGCAGCTCTATCGGATGAGCGCGCCAAGAAGGACAAGAAGCTCATCGGCGGGCTCTATGAGTACCGCTACAAGGGCGAGGGCAAGAACGCTCCGAAGCGCGTCGGCGTGATGGCGCAGGAAGTCGAGAAGGTGCGTCCGGAAGCCGTGTCCAAGGGCGCCGACGGTTTCCGCCGCGTCGATTACGGCATGCTGTTCTCCACCCCGGCTAGAAAGAAGAGCGCATGAACCCGTTTGCTCTCTACGCCGGCCTGCAGAAGCCCGACACCACTCAGAACCGCCAGAAGCTCGCCGAGCAACTGCAAGCGAAGATCATGGGACAACCGATGCCCCAGAACATGGCCGAGGGCGCCGGCGCGCTCATGAGCGGCGTTGCTGCTGGAATGGCGAAGCGAAATGCGGCGTTTCCGGTGGCGCCAGGAGGCGCGCAGCCGTCGGCGCTGACCGGCCTCGCCAACTTCTTCACGATGGGCCGTAATGGAGGGCTCTACTAATGGTCGGATTTCTGTTTGGCGGTGATACCGGCGAGACCGCGCAGTCGCTCGCTCGCAGGCGGCAGGTGATCGAAGCCCTTTCGCAGCAGATCATGGGCGCGCAGCCGAAGACGGCCGCAGAAGGGATCGGCGCGTTGCTGAAGGGCGCAGCTGTTGGTTTTGGCAAGTATCGCGCCGACAAGGCAGAGAAAGCCGGGACCGATACGGCTTCAACCCTTTACAACTCGATCCTTGGCAATGTGGCGTCGTCTTCGGCAGCATCAAACCCGGTCGCGATGGGCGGCAACATGCCGAAGGTCGACAGCAAGGGTAACATCTCGACGACGACGAGCGGCGACGTCTATTCCGGCTTTATGGACACCGTGAAGGGCGGCATCACGAACCCGTTTGGCCTGGCCGCCGTCGCGTCCACCGGCAATGCGGAAAGCCGGTTCTCCTCGGGCAATGCAAACCGCTCTTGGAGCGACCCGAGCGAACGAGGTGCTCCCGGTACAGCTGGCGGCATCATGTCTTGGCGCGGCCCTCGTCTGGAAGCTCTCTATTCGTTCGCCGGCCAGAAGGGTGAGAAACCTGGTGCGATTAGCCCGCAAACTCAGGCTGAATTCTTCCTTCAGGAAGATCCGAACCTCGTCGCGGCGCTGAACAACGCGACGTCCGTCGAGGAAGCGCAGCAGCTTATGAACCGCGCATGGCAGTTCGCCGGATGGAACCGCCCTGGCGGCGAGGCGGCGGCGCGCATGAGCTCGGCGAATGCCTACCTGCCTAAGTTCCAAGGTCAGCCGCAGTCGCGGGAAGTTGCCAGCCTCGACCCGTCGATCGGCATGCCGGATACGGCGGCAGACGCAGTCACGGCAATGGCGAGCGGTACCATGCCGGCGACGAGCCCCTTTGTCTCACCGTTCGTGGATCCTGCTGCGCAGTCTGGCGCCGCTCAGGCCGGCGCATCGCTGTCAGACGAGGTCGCGGCCTATGAGCAGACGCCGGAATATGCCGCTCGGTTCCCGGGAAGGAGTGCTCAGGCGCCCGGCATGGAGCAACCGCGTGACGTTTCAGCGCTTCCTGTTCCACCTCAGTCGCAGCCGTTGCCGGAAGGTATCCCCGCGCAGTTCCAAGGTTCGCAGCAGCTTGCCAGCGCCCAAGGTGGCATGATGCCGGCTCTGACGAGTGGGGCACCCGCGAGCCCGCAGCAGATCGCCCAGGCAGAGGCAGTTGGTCAGCAGCAGCCAGCGCAATTTGCGCAGTCGGCAGGCGGCGTCGATCCCCGTCTGTACGAACTGCTGGCGAACGACTTCGCCACGCCTGAGATGAAAGCCGTTGCGCGATCGATGATCGAACAGCAGATGCTGGCCAACGATCCGATGCGCCAGCTTGAAATGAGGAAACTGCAGCAGGACCTCAATGCTCCTCGCAAGCGTGAGACCTCGGTCGTCAACGGCCGGCTGGTCGATAACCAGACAGGGCAGGTCATTGCCGAGTATCCTGATGCACAGAAGCCGACGGCGGATCGGCAAAACTACGAATATTATCGCGAGTTCGAGACACAGAACGGGCGCACACCGTTGGGCCCGCTCGAATGGGAGCAGGCGCAGCGCAAGGCCGGTGCCGGAACGACGAACGTCAGCGTCGGCGAGAGCGACAAGTTCTATGAGAACCTGGACAAGAAGAATGCTGAATCGTTCGCCGCTCTATCCGATGCTGGCATGCAGGCTCGGGCACGTATGGGCCAGATCAACCGCCTAGAAGGCATCTTCGCCAACGTGCCGCAGGGCATTGAGGGCGGCTTCAAGAAGATTGCGGGCGATTGGGGCATTCCGATCGGAGAAGGCACGAGCGACATTCAGGCCGCATCGGCATTGCTCGAAAAAATGGTCCCTGAGCAACGCGCTCCGGGTTCCGGCCCAATGTCCGATGCCGATATCAGGATGTTCCGGGCATCACTGCCCCGCATCATTAACCAGCCAGGCGGCAACGAGCTTATCTTCCAGACCATGCGCGGGATTTCGGAATACGAGCAGCAGATGGGCGTCATTGCCGATGCCGTCGCCGATCGGGAAATCACGCCTGCCGAAGGCCGCAAGCGTATCCGGGAGATGCAAAACCCGCTGGAAAACTACAAAATCCCCAACGGGCCCACCCCGAATGAGGGGACCAGGAAGACCCAGACCGGCGTCAATTGGAGCTACGAATAATGGGAACTCTCACGGTCAACGGCGTCAAGGTTCAGGTCGACGACAGCTTTAAAACGCTGTCGCCAGAACAGCAGGAAGCCACCGTCAACGAAATCGCGGCGCAATTGGCTGCAGGCGGGAAGGGAAACGCTCCCGCGCGATCCGGCGGGGTTGACGGTGCGGTTCGGTCTGTCGCGAGGGGAACGCTCGGGATTGGCTCCTATCTCGACGAACTCAATGCGGCCACCAATGCGACATTGGCTCCTGTAGTCGACCCGCTTTTGCCGGACGGCTTCGAAAAGCTGCCTGGCCAGACATGGGGCGAGCGGTACGACCAGGCCCTCAACATCCAGCGCCGGAAAGATGACGAATACGACACGGATCATCCGTACCTGTCGACCGGCTTGCAGATTGCGGGCGGCGTCGGCTCAGGTGGTGCTTTGCTGAAAGCGGCTCCCGCGATCGGTAACTATGCCCTCGGCAATACCGGTGCTTCGACAGGCGCGCGGGCGGTGTCTGCCTTGGCTGCTGGCGGCGGCACTGGGGCTATCCAAGGGTTCGGTGCGGGTGAAGGCAGTGCGGGCAATCGCGCGAAGCAGGCAGGTCGGGAAATGGCCATCGGCGCCGGGACAGGCGTTGCAATGCTGCCAGTCGCTGCCGGCGCTAGCAAGCTCGCATCGTCGCTCGCCCGCAAGATTCTTGGCGAAAGCAATGATGCCCTTTCCACTGTTACCGACCAAGCGCGGCGCTACGTCGTCGACGAGCTTTCCGATCCGTCGAAAGTCACTCGGTATCGAGATTCCCTTGAGCAGCTTGGCCCTGATGCCATGCTCGCGGACGTCGCGCCGGAATGGCTCGGGGTCGCTCGCGGTGCAGCAGCTCGGCCCGGAACACGCGGCCTTATCGTGGATCCGCTCAACGAGCGTAGCGGCCTCGCCAACACTCGGCTGCGTGCGGATGTCGCCGACAATCTCGGTCCGGATCCGGTGCCGTCGCGCGTTGATCGATCGCTAGCGGCGGACCAGGACCAGGTGAGGCGTCGCTATGGGCCGGTGATGGCGGAGAGGTCGAATTACGATTTCATCCCGATTGCCGATGCTCTCGATGACGAGATCCAGCGGATGCGCGGGCCGGCCCAGCGCCAGTTGCGGAACGTTCGGCAGATGCTCAACGTCAACGAGCAAGACCTCGTCACGACTGATCCCGCTATCGCGTTCGAAACCCGCCAGGCGATTGATGGCATTCTCGAAACGGAGCAGAACCCGAAGGTCATTTCGGCCCTGACAGAGGCGCGCCAGATGATCGACGACGGCCTGCGGGCTTCGGTGCCGCGGATCAAGGAAGTCGATGGGCAGTTCGCGGAAATCGCGCGCCAGCGTGAGGCATTGGGCGAGGGGCGTTCAATCATGAACAATGGCGCCACTGCCATGCGCCCGTCAGAACTTGATGATGTCCTTCGTCAGGGCGCTTTGCCCCAGGGCGAGATGATCGGACCGTCTGGTGTACCTCTGCGCATGCAGCAAAGCTCGCTCGGGGAGGTTTACCGGGCGATCGGCACGGAAGCCAACGACTTGAACGCGCTGCGCAAGACGGTCAGAGGAGAGGGCGACTGGAACCGCGAAAAGCTGGGTATGCTGTTCGGCGAGGAGAGGGCCGACAACGTGCTTAACTCGATCGACCGCGAGAATGTCTTTGCCGACACGGCGAACCGCGTCACTCGTGGTTCAGACACGGCCATGGGCTCGCGGTTCAATCAGTTTCTCGACGAGGTATCAAAGGGGCAGGAAATCCCCTCTGATGCGACGCTGACGGGAACAGCAGCCAAGCTGTTCAAGTCGATCATGAAGCGGGTGGTGCAGGGGAATGCCGATACCAACGCAGGCAAGCTGGCAGAAGATATCGGCCGCCTGAGCGTTGCCACCGGTACGGCGCGAGATCAGATCGTTGAGGCCATCCTTCGCCGGGGACAGCAGAATGTGATTGGTCAGCAGAGGCAATCAACAGTTCGGGCTCTGACGCGGGCTGGCGGCCTCGCCGGTTATTCGGCCCTGCCAGGTATCCGAAACTGACGGATCGCATCCCACCGGCCAAGGAAAAAGCCGACGCAAAGGCCCAATATAACCCCGTCGATAACCCAGATCAGCTCTTCGGGAACGAGATCAACGGCCCAGCGGATACCGAGATTGACCGGAATCGCGACTGCTAGAACAATCACGGCCGTAAGCACGCCGATGATTTTCAGCGCTTTGTGAGACGGCTCATGGGGATTGTGATCGATCTGCATGGACATAAAATACACGAGACGCGGATGAATTGAAGAGCATGCATGCGACTAGAACGAGCAACGTTGGGCTTCTTCGAGCGTGTCCGCCCCCTGCACGCAGGACTGGGCATCCTGGAGAGCGCGAAATAGTTTGCTGTTTCGTTGGACGTTCTCCTCGTTTTCAACCGACTTAGCACTCAGCTCCTGCGTCAGGGAATTATTTTCACGGACAAGCGTGTTGTACTTTTGGACCACGTCATCGTGCTGCTCCACAACTTCGTCTAGCGCCGATTTGCATACGAAACCTTTGAAGTCGCAGGTGTAGTTGCTGAAGCAAACCGCGTTGTCGTCCACGCATTTTCCGAATGTGCTGCAGATCTTATCGCTGTAGTCGAGACACGCAGCGTTCTTGCCGATCGGGCAGGAGAATGACTGCGCTGATGCAGAAACCGAGCAACTGACTAATGCAAGGAGCGCACCAGCCACCCGAATGGTCATAACGAAAGTCGTCAATCTATTAGGCCCCCAGAGAGAATGCGTGTTTGCAGAGCTGGGGTTAGTCCTCATCGAGCTCGTTCACTCCATAGCCGTTTCCGATAAGCCAATCGCGCAGTATTCGGCGGATCGCCTCTTCGCGCTCGATGGCATGCTCAGCCATAAAGAGTTGAACACCGCGTTCGATGTCGTCGTCCAGATTGATCATTGTCGTCCCTCAACTGCCCCGTGAACATCAAATCGAAATTGCCCAGAAGTTTCAAGGCTCCCCAACGGGGGCCTTTTTCTATGGAGAATGCCCATGCCCAGAACTGGCGGCGTCTATAGCCCTCCGGCCGGCACCAAAGGTGTGCCGAACACGACCATTCAGAGCGTGCCGTACAACACGCTGATCGACGACCTGACGGCGGATGCGAACGCAGCTCGTCCGATCACGGCCGGCGGTACCGGTGCGACATCAGCGAGTGCTGCCAGGACCGCGCTCGGCGTTGCGATCGGGACGAACGTTCAAGCGTATGACGCCGGCCTTCAGTCGATCTCGGGATTGGTAACCGTCGCCGACCAGATGATCTACACGACGGCGCTGGACGTCTACGCGACGACGGCGCTGACGGCCTTTGCCCGCACGCTGCTTGATGATGCCAATGGGTCGACGGCGCTGACCACCCTCGGCGTCTCGACGTTCATGAAAACCGTGCTGGATGATGCGGACGCGGCCACGGCACGCGCGACGTTGGGAGCGAACAACGCGTCGAACCTGACGACAGGGACCGTTGCCGACGCCCTCATGGGCGCGGCGACCTACAATTTCGGCATCGTCAACATGTCGGGACGCCTAACGCTCACGCTGGGTGGTGAGGCGATCCGTATTGATTCAGGCGACGCCACCAGCGACCCGTTTGTGTCGTTCTACAAACAGGCCACGCGTCAGGGGTACATTCAGCACAACGATGGTGCGACAACCGCATTCGGCTTCAGAATCCAGAACGACATCGCCACAGGCGGCGCAACCGCAATGCTTCTGGCAAATACCGGCGGCGTCGACGGGTGCCGTTACATCGTTGGCGCCAACAACTACGCTGTCTGGCATACCGGCAACCTAACGCTGACGGATCTCGGAGGAGTTCCAACCGGCCGCACGATCACCGCCGGCAATGGTTTGACCGGCGGCGGCGATCTGTCGGCGAACCGTTCCTTCACCCTCGGCACGCCGACCAGCGTCACAAACACCTCGACGAACAGCGTCACCACGACCAGCCACACCCACGAATTGGTGCTGACGGCTGCCGATCTCAACGGCATCTATGGCTATACGCCCGTCAACCCAACTCGCCAGGTTATCGCCGGTAACGGTTTGACGGGAGGTGGGAGCCTGGCGGCGGACCGCACACTCGCTGTAGGGCAAGGCACTGGTATCACCGTTGCTGCTACTACGGTTTCCGTCGATACCACCGTCTGGCGTGACGGCAACCAACCTACAGCCGCCCAGATAGGCAGCCTCTACGCCGGTAACTCGCAAGGCGCGATCGGTACCTACGCCTTTGCCCTCAAGAAAACCGCTGGCACCATCAACCCCGGTTCCACCGTTGCCGGCACGGATCTCTACTGGTCGAACTCCGCCAACAGCGCCGTGCTCGGAATTGATGCCGGGACATGGCGGGCCATGGGTGTCATCACCAACGCTTCCGCCTCTGTCGCAATGAGGATCTCCTGATGAGCAATCTGACAATCGAAGCCGTGAGTGATCTTCGTTGGGCCGACGCAGTCCAAGAGACACTGACTGCGAACATCAAGTTTGCAGAGTTCGACGAGCCGCACCCGTTCGGGATGAGCGCAAGCGCGGCAGTGCAATATGAGCACGAGGCCGAGTTTTGGCAGAACGCCCTTGCTGGCGACTACGGCGCAATTGCCGCGTATATCCCGCCGACTGTCGAGGAGCTGCGAGCGGCCATGCCATCCCTGACGGCTCGCCAGCTTCGGCTTGGCCTGGTGACCAACGGCATTCCCCTTTCGTCGGTCACATCGACGATCGGCGGCATGCCGGCCGGTCCTGACAAGGACAAAGCACAGATCGAATGGGAGTATGCGAGCACGTTCAATCGCATGCATCCGCTAATCGCGACCGTCGGTGCCGCGCTCGGCCTGACTGAGGAGGAAATCGACAACATGTGGTTGGCTGCGGCCGGCCTCTAATCGCAGAACGTGACGCAAAAAGGTCGGCCAACCAACGCTTGAATTCTCCAACTTTTCAGTCATAAGACCGGCTGTCTGTGAATTCGAACGCTCAGACGGGGCCTCTTCTCCTACTCGTAGGGGAAGGGGCCTTTTGCTTCCCGATTGTCCTTGGTTCCAGTCTGCCGGTCCCTGGGCTACTTCGGCGGCTTGAACCGATCGAGACGGTTGTCGGCGATGTATTTCTCGCAGATTTTCAGGTCTCGCGTAAGTTCGCTGATGCGTCGTGCGTCATCCTTTGTCCTCGCGCTTTCCAACTCAGCCTTCAGCTGATCACGCTGAGCAAGGTATCTTTTCGCGAACTCGGCGGCTCGTTTCGCTGCATCGGTCATTCTCTCGATCCTATCAACCTGAGCGTCGGTTCGACGCCGTGATGGCGAATTACCACACCCGAAACCAAAGGTGCACCATGAACACGACCGTGCAGGCTCTGCAGCGGCGCTTGATCGCGCTCGGGTTTCAGCTCCCAAAATCCGGTGCCGACGGTGACTTCGGCATTGAAAGTATCATCGCAACCGGAAATGCACTCGATGAACTGCAGTCGCTTCGCGCCTTTTCGTCGATGTACTCGCCGCCAGCCACTCCAGTCACGCCACAAGCGTTCGTGAAATCTCAGACGGTGCCGGCCGACTGGATGCCACCGGCCAAGATGGTTCGCATCATCTGCCACTGGACAGCTGGTGCTCACAAGGCGAGCGAGTTCGACCGCGGCCATTACCACATCCTCATCGAGGATGATGGCAAGCTCATCCGAGGCGGTCCGTCGATCGACTTGAACCAGTCGCCGACGAAGAAGGGTTATGCGGCTCACACGCTGAACTGCAACAGCGGCTCGATCGGCGTTTCACTCTGCTGCATGGGCGGTTCGAACGAGGCTCCGTTCGATCCCGGCAAATATCCAATGACGCGCAAGCAGTGGGACGCCCTGACTAGTGTCGTGGCGGATCTCTGCCGGCGCTACAACATCAAGATCACCGACAAGACGGTGCTCTCTCATGCGGAGGTCCAGAACAATCTGGGCATCCAGCAGCGGGGCAAGTGGGATTTCACCCGTCTCGCGTTCGACCCGTCGATCAAGGGCGCGAAGGCCTGCGGCGACAAACTGCGCGCGGAAGCATCCGCGAAACTCTGACCTTTCCAACATCGAAGGAAAATCACCATGCGCTTTCTGCTTCTTGCAGTGGCGGCCTTTGCGCTGTCCGCTTGCACCACGACCACCGGCTCGATCGACACGGCCATTCAGAAGAACCTGCCGCAGATCTGCTCGGCAGCCGCAACGGCGCATTCGGCGTTCGTTGTCGTAGCCAGCACCGGGAACATCAAACCTCGAACCATCGCGAAGGAAGCGGCTGCCTGGGCCGCGCTGGAAACCGTCTGCAAGGATCCGGGCAACGTCACCGCGGCAACCGCGCTTGTGAAGGCTGCCGAAGCCTATGCCGCCATCACGCTCGCCGTCCGCGAAGCAAAAGCCGCCAGCTAAGGAGACACGACCATGAACATTTCGAAAGCAATTGCAGCTGCCGCCGGTGGCGCGCTGACTGGTACCGCCGGCATTCCCTTTATGCCGGATGACACGCCCTGGTACGGCTATCTGGCGCTCTACGCGCTGACGATCGGTCTGCCGGCGGTGCTGACCTACTTCGCACCGAAGAACCAGCAGTAACGGCTACGTGGCCGCCTCGCGGCGGGGCGGCCACCTCCCGACAAATTGCATGGCATGCATTCACGAGGGACAGGAATGGGGCAGCAACAAGGTGATGAAATGACAACCGTCAGAGCACCAGCCTGGAAATGGGAGTGGAACCTAAACACCGTCGTGATCCTGGTCGGCTTTGCCGGAGGTCTCGTCGCGTGGGGCGCCACATGGGAGCGCCTGAGTTCCAACCAGGGCGCGCACGCCCGAACTCTTGATCAGATCGACAAGCGCGTCACCACCCTCGAGGCGTCAATGCGCTTGCTCGACAACCACGAGCTCCGCATCACGGGTGTTGAGAAGCAGGCGGCCGAGGCAGCTACCTCGATGCGCGCCGTGGAGAACACGCTGAATAGCCTATCGGTCGACACCCGAGTTATGCGCGAGATCCTGCAGCGGATCGAGGCGGGGCAACGCGAAGGCAGTTCCCTGCGCCGCTGATCCTGTGTCTTCCCCCTAGGTCGAACTGCGGCGGTTGGGGATTACAGCCCGAAATGCAAGCATCCAAGGGGCGAATGCTTGCAAATACAATCGTCGATAGCGAGCATGGAAGCATTCCCGAATCGGAGTGAATCGACATGCCGCATGACGATAATGAAGCGAAGGGTAAGGCAATTGGGGCTAAGGCCCGCGCAAAAAAGCTCTCGGCGGATAAGCGCGCAGCGATAGCGAAGAAGGCTGCAGAGGCACGGTGGAGCCGCCCGCAGACTCCGAGAGAGGAAGTGCCAACGCTGGCTAGTATCACATATGAGAGGGATGGCAAGCCAACGACGGAGCTTCATTACGAGGCCGCAGAAAATGAGATCTGGGCCACGCAAGCTCAGATAGCGGACGTGTTTGGCGTCACGGTACCAACGATCAACGAACACCTGAAAAATCTCGTTAAGTCAGAGGAGCTGGACGAGGATTCAGTTGTTAGGAAATTCCGAATAACTGCCGCAGATGGGAAGAGTTATCTTACGGCGCTCTACAGCCTCGATGCCATCATTGCGGTCGGCTATAGAGTTAGCTCGAAAGAGGCTACCCGATTTAGAAGCTGGTCCAGCAAGATTGTTAGGACGTATCTAGAGCAAGGATACGTTCTCAATGAGAAGGCTCTTCGGGAATCCCCGGACAAGCTCAACAAGCTTGCCGCAGAAGTCCGAGCTATTCGGGCGTCGGAAAAGCAAGTCTACGCCAAAGTCCGCGAGTGCTTCAGAATTTCAGCCTCGGATTATCATCCGGAAGCCGGAGAAGTTCGGCGGTTCTATATTCTGCTTCAGGAAAAATTCCATCACGCAGTCACTGGCATGACAAGCTCGAAAATCGTTCTCGATCGCGCCGATCACACCCAGGAGAATGTCGGTCTTCAGACGATGACGGGAAAGAACCCGACGATTGCCGATGTCGAGACGGGGAAAAACTACCTGAGGCAGGAGGAGCTTTACCGACTTCACCTGCTGTCAGAACAGTTCCTGCTCTACGCGGAGTCGACCGCGCTGGCGAAGCGAAAGATGACGATGTCCTCCCTCCATCAGCAGCTCGACCGTCTGTTGACCCTTAACGATTACCCTGTCTTTGATGGCTACAAGGATTACATCAAGGACGAGGCGATTAAGCACGCCAGGCAAGAGCTTATCTACTATCGGAAGCGGAAGAAGCTTGAGGCCATGGGGATCAAATACGACCCAGAGGCTTTGGCCTATGGGGAGTACGATGACATTCTCATGGGGGAGGTCGAGGCTTAGGTCGTCAGATTCCAACACGGGTCGTGGAGTGCGTGCTCGCAATCTCTTTCGCCATGCCGCTTGCGCGGGAGCGCCGAACGGGGCCCGAGGAGAACGGACTCGGGTAGCGCGTCCGGCCTCCTATCCTATGGTTACCATGCAAGGTAACGGTCGACTGGCCGCTTCCATTCCGCGTAAATATGCAACAGAGAATTTTTTCCTATTCGCGTCATATAAAAAACGTCATCGTCACCCTATATGTGGTGTAGCGTGTCTTCCTCGAAGCAGCTACTGTGCTGCTTTGTAGGGGTGTTCAACGGAACAGCGTGGCGCTGTCTCGCATTTCATATGTTAGAAAACAGCAGACGCCTTCCTGAGGAGCACCCTTCGGAGGTTGTTAACTATTTTATGTTGCACTTAGAATCAGGACTTGGGAGACGACCATGGCTGTCCGCAAATCTGTAATTTCCCCCGCTCCGGCGAGGCCGGAGCTAGATGACTTGCTCGCCCGCGCGAAAAGGGTTGGCATTTCAGATGAGCAGTTGATGGAGCAGCGCGCGAGCTTTGCCTACGGTAATGCGCCTGAAGGTTCGAAAATCACGAAAGAATCTGCGCGTCAGGCTTCTAAGAGCGTTAGACTCCTTCACGCACACTAACAACATCAACAAGGGAGCCTGTCTTCGGACAGGCTTTTTTTATGCTCGTAACCGAAGAACAGAATCCAGAGCTCTACGAGGCAATCCTCGAAAAGAACCTCCTCCGCCAATACGACCTGCTGACCAATTTCATTGAAATTGGGATTGCGCAGGGGCCGCAGGCCATCGACAAATATATGCTTTGGTCGCTCAACCATGCCGCGGTAGCAGCGATTTCCCAGTTCGGTGGACGCTTCCGAGAAGAGCCAATCTACGTTGGAAACCATGTTCCTCCGCACTTCAAAGACGTGCCGGATCTCATGGATCGGTTCATTTCATTTATTCACGAGAATTGGCACAACCTGACGGCCACACAACTAGCTGGTTACGGACTTTGGCGGCTCAATTGGATCCATCCTTTCATTGAGGGAAATGGAAGAACGGCGAGAGCGGTTTGTTACTACCTGCTATGTGTTCGCTCCGGGATGTTGTTACCCGGCCGGAAAATCGTTCCCGAAAGAATCCGCGAACAGCGCGGCCCGTACTACAACGCGCTTAAGGAGACTGATCGCGTCTGGCACGAGGGTAACCTCGACCTATCTGCCATGGAAGGGTATCTTGCGAACCTTATGGCCGCACAGTTGAGAGATGAGGATTAAGGCGCGTCATTGGCGTGTTCTTGGCTCTTCCGATCGACCGAAATTGGGAGCTAGCGCTCCAGCGCCGCATTCGCGGGCTAGTGCCGCTTCCCCTTGGAGCCAGCTCTATGTATCGGCCGATCGACCAGAGTAGGCGACAATCTCTAGTTTTAGTGGATCTCGATCGCCGTATTTGTCACTCATCCTCTCGAGTTCGTCTTTCGCCCGGTCCTGCTCTTCAATGTCGCCGAACACGTACTTGTCGTGACCTACGGCGCAGATGTCGCACCTGGCCTCGATCACCTCATCTACGAACTCAGGAATCTCGCTCGCTTTCATCAGGCGATTGTTGTTTTCGGTCATGTCAGATCCTCCCTTGCGATCGGGAAGGTAGGGCTAGATCCGCTTGGGCCGCTAGTAGCAGAAATGCTAGCTAGATTTCGGGGCAGCGCGGCTCGTAATCACCTGCTCTCAGAGCACATTTGCGCCCCCTCTTTTTCTTCGCACGCTTCCATGGCTTCATGCGTGTCGGGGAATCGATCGAGGGACCAATTATGCGCAAGACTATTGCCACGCTCGTGCTGCTCGGCTCTGCGGCACAAGCTCAAGCGTTCTGTAGTGAGGGTTTTGGATATGACTTCGAAAGCAAGCTGAACAGTCGGCTGGAGTATCTCGTGTGCCTGCACAATGAGCAGAACGACGCGATTAATCAGCACGCGAACATCATCAACTCCCTCAACATAAAAATCGACGACCTTGCGCGGAAGCTGCGGGAGACAGAGAGCGCACTCCAGGACCGCGAGATGGAAATTCTCAACCTGACCAGTGAGATCAGTAGCATCAAGAGTGATGTCGACGATGTCGAGAGCAGAAACCAGTCGCTCGATAGCCGCGTCTCGGCCCTCGAATAAATGCGTCGCTGCCGGCCCGGGGAAGAGGGGCCTTGGTGGTTGATACGTTGGGGCGTTCGTATAACTCGCGTGCGGCAACGATGGTCCATCGCGGTGGTCGACAATCACCGTCGCTGTTTCCCTACCCGGATCACGTTTCCGCTGTTGTTGCTGCACACTTTGCAGCGCATGCGTCGACCAAGTGCGACGATCGACTGCGTCGTGCCGAACCGACGCGCCAGGCCGTGCCGATCGAGGTGGCGTTCTCGACCGCAGCGTTTGCAGTGGCAGAAAAGCTCATACCACTCCGGCAGATTGGCGAAGGTGATTTCTTCCGGTCGTCCGGCTGGCTCCGCATTGCCAGCCGGTACAATCGGGAGGGCGGGGCCTCCGAAGGCATCGGGTCCCTGTATTTCAATTGGCAGCGATCATTGAAGTTGTTCTTCGTTTTCGAGCAGCCGTTGGCTTGAGCCAGTTTGTCCAAGAGGGAAGGCATGGGCATGTCGCCGATGCGCTCCAGCAGCGCTTTGGCGTCATATTGCTTCTTCACGCCGCAGGAGCATTCGACGCGAACCTTGGCGACAAGCTCGGAAAGCCACCAGGCGCCGTTCTTAGGCATTGCCCTTCTTCCATTCCGGACGATGCTCGTGGCCGAACCAGTTCGGGGTGGCCCTGCCGACAGCAAAGCCGAAACCGCCCCACTTCTTGCAGCCAGGTTGTTCGCATAGGTGGACATACGGGCCGCTGCTTGCGGCTTTCGCTGCGCCGGTTTCGTCGCTCATGCTCAACGCCTTCTGAGTATATTTGTTCTACGAATGTTCTCATTGGCGCAGAGAGTCAACGACCAAGATTTGGGGAGGGTTAGTGCGGCTTCCGCGGGTGCAGCACAACACCGGTCCCACGCTCGAACATCTCGACGTTGGCATTCATCCCGAGAAGGTGGTTTCCCACATCCTGAACCATCAGATCAATCGCGATATCCACACGCGACCAGCCCTCCGACTGCGCTCGATCGGCCAGCGTCTGGTAGTCGGCCTTCAACGCAGCATGGCTAAGGATGTCGCGACCTGGATGCTTCGGCGCGGGAATTTTCGACATGGCGAGCCCTCCTACCGAAGATGGTAGGGCGCGTTCTGCATTCTGCAAGGTCTCGCTAATTTACCGCGACTGCTTCGATCGAGACGCGCCTATCCGTCCATCCGCGCCGATAGGCCTCGTCGAGAACGTCGCGCCACATATCGTCGTCGGACCCTTCGGCCCAGTTTGCTTGGGCAAGCAGGAAAACGGCCACCAGACAGACTTCGCGGAGTTCGTTGTCGGCAAGGTCGGTGATTGAAGGTGCTGTATCCATGAGTGTCTCCTCTTGGGCAGAGGCTACGCCGCAACAGACGCCGTTGGCTATTGTAGGATTCACAGTAGTCGCTGTGCGGGTCGGTTGATGGGGTGAAAGCAAGATCGAGTTACAGAGTTCCGAAAAATCTGTCCTGCGTCGTCAGTTTTTGATCACCACCTCTGTCCCGGTGTCCAGCAGGATGCGCAAGGTCCGGATCATGTCGGCCGCATCGAGCAGCGCTGCCTGGATCTGCTCATCGGTCCGCTTGTCGATCGCTGCCGCTGTTGACTGAAGGTCGATTACGGCATCAGCTTCCGTATTGCTGCTGGGTATGCCGGCTTGCTCGCGCATGTCCCGTATGGTCACGACGGCCCGCTCTAGCAGACGCCGTTTTTCAAATGTCGTTAGGTGTTGGGACTGGTTCGCCGCCCAGATCAGTTCGGCGACGAAGGCGGTGGTTAGCGACATCCGGTCATGCCCAGCCCACATGGTTTTGCTTTTGGAGCTTCACGAAAAGGTCGAACCAAAACCTGGACTCGGGGCTATCGCCGTTCAGTTTGGCTTCAAGCCCACAGTAGGCGACGGAAGTCGTAGCGTCCTTCCCGTGCTCGTCGATCGCGAAGTCAATGGCTTCCTCGTCCGACATAGCTTCCCATTCAAGCATCGTAGCGTTCTCCTCGGCCGCAAACGTATCGGGCTATTGGCCGGCGTCAACTATCAGAATCGGGATTGGCCATTCCACAAACCCCGAAAAGCTTGGCCACGCCTAGGTGAGACCCCGCACTGTGAAAACCTTGGAAAAGCGAAGTTGTGATTAGCGCATGCCGGCGGTCTCGACTGAAATCCCCTGCGGACGTGCGGGATGTCTCTGGCCTATTTCGCCAACTGCTTAGGCAGATGGCATCGCACGAAGCGAACCTGAGTGCTCAAATGGTAGTGGTGAGAACGTACATCCTGCATTCGGACGGTAGGCTAGAGCCATTTTCTAGCATGCCGCTTCACCACTATGGCACCTGCCCAAACGTCGGAGACACGGTTTGCTATTCCTGGTTTCGTGAGAGGCCCACTGTTTTCTCTGTCCAGCGCCGGTACTACATCGACAACCACGACCATCGGCCGGGATGGGCCGTCGTTCTCCGTGAGATTGAGCATTCGGCTCAAACAGATGCCGTGGTCAAAGCTTGGTATGACGACGATGATTGGGACGACAAATGCGACGCCGAAGACGCCTTGGAAGCTCAGAAAGAAAGGGATCGAGTGCATGATCGGCTCATGCTTCTACTCGGTAAGCCGCCGGAGGAGTTCAATCTCGATCACAGAGAGGAGACTGCAATCAAGAAGCTTTCCCGGCGTGGTGTCGGCGTGCCTCTCATATGTCGGGCTATCGACGATTTCGGCGAGGGGACCCGCAAAAGATTACATCAGCGGGGCTTCATCACTGTGCATTCGGGTAGCACTGGAAAATTTAAGGATGACGAAATCGCGCTGACGACTAAGGGAGCCAAGGCGTGGAAGGATTTGAAGGCATATCGAAAGAAGGTCGACGCAGCCAGGAATGGTGCGGGCGGTAAATAACAGGGGACCCTGGTACGCCGCCGATGAGAACAAGCCGGAGGCGACGAGAACGGCCCCGCGTCCGATGGTTTCCAACGTTACTCTCCCTGAACTGACACTTCCACAAGATTATCCAAGCGCAGGTCTGCGTGGGAGCCCGGGGAGCAACACTTGTGCTCGCGCCGGAATTGAGGGCTGGGACTGTTCGAAACCAGGTAAGACTTCGAGCCAGCGTTTCTGTCGGACGCGGCCCACCGACGTTCCGTTCTCAAAGAACACCGGGCGCATCTTGTTTTTGAGGAAACGAAACCAATTCGAAGGGCGTGGAAAAACGGTCTCGGTATGGATAACGGCTGTGGGGAAGTCGAGCTGATCCTCATCCTTGGCAATAGGTCTAAATGTCCCTGGCCTCCCGTCAACTGGGACCAAGAGGTTCGTCCTCGTTCCTCCCGTTCTATACGACACCTCGGTTTTGATATCCGCCATAAGTTTGTCTCGATCCGCCCAATTCTGAAAGTAGACATTCTTCGCATCTGATCGCATGAGAAGGGCATTCAAGAGAGCGATTTCCTTGCGGTCGTTCAGAGTTACCGAATCTTTCTGTTTACTCATGTCATAAACGTTCGAGTCGTAGGACAGAACGCCAAACCGAGGCGTCAACGGCATGTAAATGCAGAGCCCTGAGTTCCCTAAGCCAAAAGTGTCCAGGTTTTGTTTTTGATGAAGCCATTTGTTGAAAATAATGGCGGGCTCGTCTGATGTTATAAAGTCAGTGTCTGTCTTGTTTACTATGATGACTGTTTTCAGATCTTCTATAGCGCCAACAGTTTCCGTGAACATCTGTATGGCCAGAGCTACGAGAGCTTTGTCGGAGGTATCTACTTTCCAGTTTGAGTCACCGATTGCTGCATCCATCTGTGCATGCAGCTCTTTGCTTCGCCGCCTAGCCGCGTCAGTTCGCTGATACTGGAGAAAGGTCCAATCTCGCAGGAACCTCAGCGAAATCCCGGAGCGCGCCCCGGCTTCGACGTCGCGGATTACCTCAGCGTATGTTCCCTCCAGATCACTGAGGGCTCGCTCAAGATGCAGATCTTTGCCGTAAAAATAATGCTTAGCACATTGGTCGGAGATTGATGCGCGCGAGATGGCCCTGCCGCTGGAGATGTGAATTAGATTTATCATCCTTTTTTCACCGTCGTTTGCATCGGAGAACGCCCGAAGATGGACTTTCGGAACGAAATGCTGGTTCTTTAACTCCGCCAAAAAGCACTCCATTCCATTGTGTAGGCGCCGCTTAGAAGGATCTGCCTGACAGGCCTGTTCGAAGCAAATGCGACTCCGGGTTGATCGCCGATCAAGTCGCCTGCCGGGAGAACGTGCAACTGTTTCTTCGGGCTGGCGCCTGTGAATAACAGGGAAAAGTCCAACTTGTGATTCGCCAGGCAACCCACAAGGCACTGAGATAAACTCGTCTCAACAGCCACTCTAAGGGGAAGCGATGTCTGAGCTTGCTGAACTTCTGAAGCAGAAAGCGGAGATCGAGGCGAGAATCGAGAAGGTGAAGGCGGCCGAAGTCGATAAGATGAAGCTTCAGTTCGCAGAACTAGCGACGCAGCTTCGAGAGTTGAACGCGTTGCCGGATGCTGTGGCGGCGCTTTTCACCGACAAAGCTGGCACCTTCAACGTCTACAGGACAATGAAGGTGAAGAAGGCCTAGCGCGCCTATGACACTGGCTTTTCACGCAAGGAACGCCGCCTCGGCAGCGCGAGTTCGGGCAAGGATTCTGCGAACCGGATTTACGCTGTTCGGGCAACGTGTCTGGAGCGCAGAAGAAGACTTGGTGTGCCAGCTATTTTATCCAGATTACTTTGCCCTCCGGCAGATCCTTTACAATCGCACCTCTAGAGCGATCCAGAAACGGTGCCAGAGCCTCGGACTGGCAAAACGACGCCGGCAATGGGGTCCCCTAGATAAGCAAAAACTTCGAAAGCTCTATCCGTCGGCGACGCGAGAAGAGATTTGCGCGACATTTCCTGACGTGGCTTGGGAAAATATCCAAGCCGTGGCTCGGTACTATGGCTGGAAACGCAACAAGAAGCCGTACAAGATCACCGGTGTCGTGTCGTTAGATCAGGTTCGCGTCCGGTGTTATGAGATCAAATGGACCATGCGCGACCTCGACGAGGAAAGCCGTACGAAACGCTATTTCCAGACGCGTGGTCACCGCAGCAAGTATCCAAACTTCAAAGAGATTAATCGCGCAGCGTCAGTGCTCGGTGGTCAATTGGAGATCCAGTGGCGCCAGGAGTGACGTAACGTGGTTCTCTCAATCTCTGCTCAAGAGCGGAGATCCGACCAGCCGCTTCTGCAGGCCCGCATGGTGTTCGTCGACATCGCAGCGCGGCCATAGTCGAGCGCGTCGGCGCTGAGGTCGGAAGCAGGCTCTGTGCCAGCTGCGGGCGCACCAGTGACAATCTCGACATGGTCCGATCTCCTCAGATTTTATTGACCCAGAACATCCATCTCGGAGTGAAGCACGCAGCGACCGTGAAGTTGTCGACGTAGCATTGCGGCTGCATGCCGTAGCCCCTGGACGCCATGCACGCGCGACGGTATTCCGTTGCGGTGTTCGCCGGCTCGATCTTCTTCTCGATGATGAGCATTGAGCACTCCCCGTTTGCCTTCGCGGTGTTCGAAGAGGCCCAGCCGAAGATGGCAGGAAGCAAGACTAGGCCCATCACGAGTAGGCCGGCAATCGCAAAAACGCTCTTTAAGATCAGTTTGAAGGCTCGCATTCGCTCCCGCGACTGGTAGCGACAAGAGTTATTCCCAATAGTCAGCAGGGCTTTGCTCAACGCTTCTGATCGAGCCGCAAATAGGGAAGACAAACACGAGGGAAGTCTTCCCGCCACCTCTTAATTCGCTTCTCCGTCGGCTGCGCAGCATCGTAGATTTCACCGCGTTTCTCCTTGTCGGCCGCATCATCCATCTGCCGCAAAAATGGTGCGAGTTCGTTCATGGCAGTGCGAAGTTCCTGTATCGACGCTGTCACTTTGGGCCCAAAAAGAAACTGTGCCTTTCTTTCGATTTTCCTAAGTGCTCGTGTGGCCTGCTTTACTCTGCTCAGAGGAATCACTTCCGCTTGCCAATCATCGTGAACCTCCATGACCTGATCGTAGATGGCCAGCCGTTTTTCGAATAGGTCGAGCACCAACTTCTGATGTGCGGTTCTCCACTGCATGAAAGCCACAACGCCGACCGCAGCGCCGACCATGGGCGTTAAAAACGCTTGCGTTATCAAAACCCAATCAGGCAGCGTCGTCATCGTCCCATCCTCACGCCCGGGCCGCCCTCGATCGCCTGGCCGGTTTCGAGAAATAGTATGCCTGCGTCTTCGAGCACCTTCATCACGCTGGCGACGTTCCCGGCCGAGCTGCGCTCCGGACCGATCTTGTCATCTTCCATACGACGAATAGTCGTTAGCGACAGCCCCGTCTTTTCGACGAGCTGTCCTTGTGACCAGCTGAGAAGGGCACGAGCGGCCCGTATTTGGTTTGCTTGCAACATCGTTTCCTCTTGCTATATCCAAGGCATAAACATTTTTTGCTTATGTGTACACATTTTACGTTGACCGTGGTTAACGATTATGGTCTACGTATAAACATAAAATGATTACATGAGAAGGAAATTCGATTATGCCGACGATGAAACCGGCTGCCGGCGAAGCTATGGCCAGCAGAAAGCAAGTAGATACATTGTTTGCCTATCGCGATCTGGAAAATGAAATCTGCTCGATCGATCACATGTCGGAAATCCTGTCCGACATGCTCGAACGCAGCTTGAAGCCGGCGAGGGAGGTTGACGGCATGCCGGCCATTCTCATCACCGAGTCGGAACTCAGCACTCTGAGCTTTGCGTGGAATGACGTTGCCATGCGCGCGACCAAGCTCCGCTATGCTTTTTACGCGGTCGAGCAGGAGAGCATCCAATGAACCGGAGAGGCTTTCTGAAGGGGGCTGTAGTTGCTGCCTCTACCCCGGCCGTGGCTGTGGCTGCTGCGGCCACTCCATTCCTCCAGGTCAACGCTGTAGCCCCGCAGCCGACGCCAAAAGAGCAACTTGAGGTGGCTGTTGCTGCCATGGAGGCCGCGATGGTCGCCGTGCATGGCCAGGGCGTTCGAATCATCCGCAACGAAAACCACATCATCAGCTTTCTCGAACCGGAAAAGCCACGGATTGTGCAGTTTCAGGGTGATGGAGATTATGAGATCAACCTCTCGGACAGGCACCGCCCCATTCATAACGTAGTGCGTTTCAGCCACTTTGACTGTGGTCAGGGAGGGCGCTGTTTTCGGCTAAAGCCTACCCACTCATCCAAGAAGAAGGACGTTTACTACATGTTCGAACGTGATCTTGAACTCGTTCTTATCCGGAAGGTCCGATAA